GGTTGCCCACAGGGATAGGAGCATTTACGCTAGTGCCCGGAACTACGCGTCCACCACCGCCACCAGACCCTGCCGTATCCGCGCCTTTGTTTTCTTGTACGCCACCGCCAGCAGCACCTGCTTGGCCACCCTTGCCTTCTGCTGAGCCGCCAACAGAACCATCAGCACCTCTTGCGCCCGGAAGTCCACCAGCACCACCAATTTTTAGTTGGCCACCTTCGTAGACGTTCGAATTTCCGCCATTTCCACCCCCGGCCCCACCGCCAGCGCCCGATTGGGAGCCACCGCCGCCACCGCCGCCACCGCCAACAATCCAACCTGTAGTGGTGTTTGCTATGTAAATGTAATCAGCATCTGATTTTATAGCAGGACCGCCAGCACCACCTTGTGTATTGACGTTTCCGCCTCTACCACCCATGCCCATAATTATACCTGCATTGGTAATCTCTATACGTTTCGGAGTAGGAGTGATAATCAAGCCACCATTTGACGCAGTGGTAGAATAGACGTAAACGCCTTCGAGAATACTAACTTTTAGTATACTTTGTTCACTCCAACCCTGATCTATTGCATATTGAACTAGGTCGAGATCAGCTTGGTTTTCGCGGATAATGATTTGAAATGAATTTTCAGCACCATAGAAGTCATCATATGATATAGGCCCAGATTGTGGGATATTGATCGTGCTATCATTTGGTACTAGGGTTCCACCTCTATAATATTCGCCTAGAGAGTGTGGTGCGTTGCCTTTGAATTCAGCCACAATGTCGAGCATTGAGAGTACGCCAGAGTTTTTAATAGCCATTTTACTTGCCTACTTTTTCTTGCAATTCCTTTATAGCCTCAATCAAGAGACCTATAACATTACCATGACGAACTGCTAGTACTTCTTTGTTTGTGTTTGGGTCAGTTGTTTTGTAAACAGCGCCCGGAAGCACTTTTTGTAAATCTTGCGCCATCACCCCAGTCATAGGAGTTTCATCACCGATATAGTTAAAATTATACCCGCCAAGCTGAGAAACTTTATCCAAAGCATTCTCAATTGGTGTGATATTTTCTTTCGTATTTCTGTCAGAGATAGCACCATAAGCCGTAATGTTGCCTGTTGCGAGAATAGCCCCGTTAACAGAAACACCGCCAAATGTGACTGAGTTCGTAATTCCTACTGATTGGCCAATTGAAATAACACCATCAACAATACCAACACCAGTGCTGCTAGAAAATGCGCCCCTAGCCCTAGCTGTCGTGAAGTAAAGATTAGTACCTTCAGTAAGATTAGTTGTTTTATGATTTGTAAGTGAACTTACTGTACCATTTACGTTGCCCGTGAAGGTCGCTGGAATAAGAGCACCGTCACCATTTTCAAATACCTTGGATACACCATCTGGCTTATAAACATCACCAACCAAGTTACCAATAAATGTCCCAGAAGTTGTTGTGTTTGTAGTGATATTGTTTGCTGAAATATCACCAGTAATAGTACCAGAGGCAGTTATATTTCTTGCTATTATATCCTCAGCAAGTATCATATTATATGATTCGATAGTTCCAGCAGTTGAAATTTTAAATTTAGGATTGCCCGTTCCAGTGTCGATGATAAAATCACCATCATTGGAATTGTTCATTCCAATATCCCACGAAATGGTGTTGTCTGTATATCTTGTACGACCACCACCAGATGGGTATGCAAAAGTCGCAACTAATTGGTCGCCCGTGCCATTAATTTGAATGGGAGAATTTAGCGCAATAGTACCAGCAGCGGTATAAGAAGATACAGTATCCATTTTCAATTCTGTATCTGCAATTAGGTTATTAGCTGTAAAGTCGCCATTGATAAACGCATCACCAATGGTTACATCGCCAAGCGCAGTGGCTGTGACCGCCTGCTCACGAAAGATATCAACCATCTCATTAGTTTTGTCAAACCAGTTTTGGAATGTCTGAGTCGTCGTGATGTTTTGAATGCTTGATTTTGCCATTTAACTCTTCTCTATCTGATCTAATCTATCACAAACTTTTACTAGAAGTTCCTTGATTGTTTCTACTTCACTACTCAGCTTGTTTACTTTGTTGTGAAGCGCTCTTTCTTGCTTATATTTATTCAACGCGGCAACATCAGTATTGAGTACCGCGTTTGTTTTTTCGTGTCTGGCTAGAGCGTTTATCATGTCAGTGCCAACGCTCTGTAATCACGAATTGTTGGTACTTTGTGGATACTTGGGGAAAGCATATCAATTCTGATTGCAAACTGTCTGTAACCTGCAAACGTGCCGCCTGTGGATGTGTATTCCAAAACACCAGATGCGTTTTTATTAGCCACTGGGAGCGAATACGAGAATTCACGATAGTCATCAAGATTGATGTCAGAAGAATAAGAACCGACGCCTTCCGACATTTCAAGTTCTATCCATCCAATTGTGTCAAAGGCAGCGCTGTCGTATACGTTTTGTGGCTTGATATAAACTTTGATGTCAGTTTCACTTGGTCTGTAGCTGGTCAAAATTACAGTAATATCTTCTGCATCCAAATCTTCATTCAACTCAATTGTTTTAGAAATGTATTTGGAAGTAGTTGCAGCAACATCCGTAGTCTTGTATTGGTAAGCAATCAATGACGCGGTTTCCAAATCAACGATTGGTGTTGATGTCGGATTGGAAGCATTAGTCATTGCAACGTTTATATCGAAAGGCTTCAATCTTCCTGCATCATTTGACTTACTGTAAAGAACAACACCCTTACGGCTAAATGTGTTGTTAGAACCAAATTTCATTGGCATTGTGTATGATGTAAGAACATCCGCTGGATCAGTGAAAGTACCACTCAATGATGTAGTTGTGATTGAGTCGTTGGCCTTCATGATTAGTGGTTGTACGTAGCTAAGATTGATGTTATCGATAGTTCCGATTGTACCTGTTGTGCCACTTACGAAGCCTGTAATAGTACCACCAGCCGTAAACAACTTACTGGACGTTGCAGAGCTTCCCTTAAGGAACATTTGCGAACGCTCAAGTCTGTTGTAATGTACGATCTTGCCGACAACAATGGATGCACCCGTTCCAGCGCCTACTGTAAAGGATACTGGTCTTTCGGTTGTCATCTGTGTGCTGGCATCAACACTTGCAATCCTAAAGATTTCAGAAAGAGAACCACCTGCGTTAGTTATCAAAATATAGTCACCAGCAGCATATGTGTCATTAAGCGATGTGCCTGTGATTATGTTTGTGTTAATTGGCATTGATATATCAGCAGAAGTAGCTCCTTGAAGAGTTTTCACTTCATACACTTCTTCACCAAGATCAAATCTACCATCCCAATCAGAAAGGGTAAAGAATTCGTGGTTGTCGTTTGTGAGCGTCACTGTGCCTGATGCAGCATTAAATTCATGACGGTATAGCGTGAACTTCAAGTCTTCGTCTTGATATGATTTCCATGCTCTGTTATTTGTGGATGAGAATAGAACCCCATCACCCCAGTCTTGAACAACCGCTTGGCCTTGCGTAGCGCCCGGTGTCAGATCATTACCACCAACTTTAGATGTAAATACAAGATAGTTAGGATCGTTCGCGTCTGGCATAATAACAACACTATATTCTTTCTCGACGTCCATTCTAATTGGTGCGTCAAAATCAATAGTTGTTGGCAACGATGCGTCATCACTTGAGTTTACTTCACCAGCGGTTAGGTGTACCTTTGAGAAAGGCAAGATGTGCGAAGAAGGATATCCGTTCACAACTTCTCTGAGCATAACTGTAACGCCATTGACAGAACTTTTTCTCTTGAAGTAAAGATCAATCTTAGAAGTAAATACACTGTTTGAACCACGCCCCATTCCTTTTTTGATAAAGAATGTTTGAGCGAGAGGGTCAATTGTGACCGTTCTTGCTGGCAGTGTTCTGGTTGTTACTTCTGTTGTTACGTCAGTCTCAGGTATTCTTGTAGAAGCAGTCAAGCCACTTTTCTCTACTGAGATGTTATAAGCATGGTAAGCCAAATCAACCTTAGATGTAGAAGCCGAACCGATGCTTGCATATTGGTTTACGTCAACTACAGTCAAAATTCTGTCACCAACGAAGAATGTTGCTTCTGGCAATTCAAAAACTGCACGAATTACACCATTTGCATCTGTTGTGACCGCCGCGCCTTTAATACCTTGGCGACGAATTGATCTTGCTCTTGTGGCGGTTGAGGTTCCGGGGCGAACATGGGCATTGACATCCACGCCGTCGAAGAAGAAATAATGCTGTGTGTTAGGACGAAGACCAGCAGAATAAACATTGATGCTGCGACTTCTCATGTATGGCTGGAATTCAAAGTTAGAAACAAAGTCACCAATACTCTGATTAGATGTAGATTCGTTTACTTCAAGTTCTGTTGTGGATGTTCTTATAGTATCTTGGATGCTCCATCGTCTGCCACCCAAATGGGTTCTAGTTTGGCTTGAGCCAATTTGATTTGTCAGTGTCAATGGGATAAATTGCTGTAGGTTCTCAACAAAATCCGTGAATGGTGTTACTAAATCAATATCAAGAGTAACTGGATTTGTTACTGTATCGTGTGCCATGTCGTGGCTTGGGGATAGCGAACCAATGCCGTCATACTTCCAGAAGTTACTTACGCAGTTTCTGAAGTTAGTTGCATATGGTTGCCCCATTAGCTTTACGTGTGCGTTTCTACTTAGCGAAGCCACTTCTGGGTCTAGTGTTGATGGGAAAATAGTTGCGCCTGTGCCACTCTTATAGATCAAATCGATTGGGAATGTATTAAGGGCTGGGCTGAGAATTTTCTTGTCTTGATGAACAGCAGCTTGATAATCTGTATCGTCCATATTGGCAATGCTTGTGTCATTGAAGGGATCAACAATAAAGCCGTTTTTAAATCTAGACAAGCCATTTTCGTCTAAAACATTTAGATTCTGTGTGCTTTGCTCTAGTTGGTTTAGGCTGATGTAATATTCTAGCCCATCAATTCTTTTTTCTATTCTGCTGATGTCGCGCATGGTGTAGCTCTTAACACCTCTTGCTTTTGTTTTCACAACATAGTAAGGTGACTTTTGGTCGGACGCTTCCTGTGGGGATAACATTGGATAACCAGCAATTGTGATCTGCGAAATGACAAGTTGGTCTGCGCCAACCTTAGGTGGAACTGGACGCTCATCTTCTTCGCCTTTGATTGCAGAAATAACACCATAAGAGTCTAGTGTAATCACATCAATACGGCCCAGATAATGTTCGATATCAGAAGTTACATTACCGTTTAGCATAGGTAATACATAATTACCAGCAGAGAAACTAGGTTGGTTGTCACCGACTGTGTTAGTGATGAGTGCCGCTGCACCAGCAGTTAGTGCCGTGTAGCTTGCGCCACCACCCAAATCAGCGTATGGTCTAAAGTCAAGACATTCTCTCAACATGAACACTGTGCCAGACGTGGAAGTGTATGAAGGAATGCTAGACGATCTAATTTTTTCTGCTGGGAGGATAGCACTTGTATCGTCAGTAGGATAGCTATTGACAGCAAAGAAGTTGATGCCAGTTGCAGTGTTTATTCTGAAAACATTAAGCTTGATAGTCAAAGTGCCATCAGCGGGACGTGCTCTACCTGCGATATATTCCATGTAAGATAGATCATAGAAGTTATCTTTTTGGTTTGTTCTTAGGCGGAAACTGGAAGTAAAGTCTGTACCAGAGGCATCTACAATGCTTTCGATGTTATAAACATCAGGAAAGCCCAAGCTGTAAGTGTTTACGCTTGTGGTGTGTGCTGCTTTTACGAAAGGTGATACTGATAGCTTATTGAACGGTGTTGCAACCGTGTCTCTTTTGTTGTAGTATACTGTTGCCGCTGGGTCTGAGCCTGCGGTCAAGGTAATAGTAAGAATTGAATTGTTTAAGCTAGTAGTATAGCTTGCAACTGGGATGTATGTGTTCGATGCGTCCACAACAACAATATCACTGTTGTCAACTGCAAAGTCATCACCAGCACTTGCATTGATGGTTATTGTATTGCCGCCTGTAACAGTGACGTCACTTTGTGTGCGAACTGGAACTGATATGTCAGTAATTTCTTTTAGGCTTCTAGCACCTGTGGCGAATACCATAGGAGCAATACTAGTAGCTTTGAGTTTTGATCCAGCAGCGATTGAAATCGAACCGCCAGTTGATACAATACGCTCAACATCAGCAAAAGTATATGCAACATTAGTAATCGTAACAGCAAACAAATACAAGCGAGTTGGGGTGATATTCTTAACGAATGCGTTGCCAATTTCTGTGCCGTTAGCAAGTTGTAGGGCCACTGCATTGTACTGCAAATCAATCGTGCCTTGAATACTTGCAATATCTACATAAGAAC